TACGAGTAGTAGTACGATAAATGCTTTTCAATGGACAAGTTTTACAGAAGTTATTGATGATTCTTCTACTTATGCAAACTCAGCATATAACGCAATAAGATTAGATTCACAACAATTTAGTTCAATACCTACTAGAAAATTTAGGATTAGAGGTATAAAAGTAAGAATACCTGGGGCTGGCGCATCTAGTTCTGGAACACCTACTGTAGATACTGCAACTGGTCGTATTGTCTATCCCGATGGATATATTTTTAATGGTGTCATGGGTGCTGCTGTTTGGACTTCATGCCCAGCAATGATTTTATTAGACTTGCTTACAAATACAAGATATGGTTTTGGAGATCATATAACAGACAGCAATCTTGATTTATTTTCTTTTGTTACTGCAAGTAAATATGCAAATACTCTCGTTGATGATGGTTTTGGTAGTCAAGAGGCACGATTTAGTTGCAATGTAAATATTCAAACATCTTCTGAAGCTTTTGATTTGATAAATGAATTGTCAGGTGTAATGAGATGTATGCCAATTTTTTCTGCTGGTTCAATAACTATTACACAAGATTCGCCAAAAGATGCAAGTTATCTTTTTAATTTAAGTAACATAACATCTGAAGGTTTTACTTATTCTGGTAGTAGTTTAAAACAAAGACATACTGCTGTAGCTGTCTCATATTTTAATATGGACAGTCAAGAAATAGATTATGAGGTTGTGGAGGATAGTACTGCTCAAAGCAAATTTGGAATAATAACAAAACAAGTAAAAGGTTTCGGTTGTACATCAAGAGGACAAGCTGCCAGATTAGGTAGGGCAATATTATTTGCAGAGCAAAACGAATCTGAAATAGTTAGCTTTTCAACTTCTATAGATGCTGGTGCCGTAGTACGACCCGGAGCCATAATAGAAATCAATGACCCTGTTAGGGCT